TTCTTTTGTGCATCAGACAAAGTTGGTTCAGGTTGGTCTTTATACCATTGAGTCAAGCGTTCATTAAATTGTGTATTGGTTTCCCCAGGTTGTTTAACTGGTTTAGTTGCTAGATCTTCTGCCATTTATTTACCCCTGGAATCCGAAGTCACGAAGGACTTTAAGTGCTGCGTTAGAAACTTCTTCTTTAGCGGTACCTGTATACTGCCAACGATTGTCTTGACGCAATTGCTTCTTGAAATCAAATAAGTTCATATCACCCTTATCGGTAATAGCCATACGAAGAGTACTGTCATTAAGATCGATTTGGTTAGGATCTAACTCAAGCTCAGTTGCCATAGTCTTGCGGTATGGAGCGTAGATAGCCTCTAGGTCATAACCTTGACCAAGTAAGTTGCGTACGTATTCTGGTTGTCCTTGTGATGCCAACATACGAGCATCTTGTGCCACTCGGTTGATATCAATAGAGCCTTCGGCTAGTCCACGTAGTACTGCTGTCTCAAGATCTCCGCCTGCTGTAACTGAAGATATGTTAGGCAGGATATCCTTTAGTGAGAATCCATTTGCCTTAGCAATACCTTGCAATGTCTGGTAGTTCTGTAGTGCCTGACCGCTAAAGCCAGTTTGCTTTGCTCCAGTACCAGTCCCAGCAATGCTAGATACCTTGCCAATAAACGGAGTAATCAAAGCATTGATTGCTAGTGGGTCATCATCTAGGAAACCGTCGTAAATCTTCTGAGCAACAGACTGCGCCTGCTCATCTGTAAGAGTAACACCGGCAAGTTCTCTTGCCTTTGATTTAACTGCACGCATTTGCTTAGAAAGATATAGGCCATAATCTGACTTACTTACATCTTCGCCAGCTGCCTTAAGTTCATCATACTTAGCACGATCAATAATACGGGTACGTATAGTCGGTGCATTCTTCTGGAACCAAGGAGTCAACTTAGCCGAAGCCAAGAACTTCTCATTGTCCCAGCCTTCATCAACTGCCTTGACAAGTAATTCACCCAGTTTAGGATCTAACTTAAAGATGTAGTCAGGTAGGTTATACCAGAAATCTGTCTTGGCTAGCAGGCTGTTTAATGATGTCTTAGACTCAGTTACTGCAGGGAGCTGCTTAGCAGGTGTAGTAGGTACTTTAGAATCAGCAACAACTGCTGGCTTGGTCTTGCCACCAGTACTAGGCAAAGATGTCTTTGCAGGAGTGCCTGGCTGTGTCTCAGGCTTAACACTTGGAGTTACTGGCTGTTGTGTCTGAGTACCTGTTGGTGATGCAAATGTAGGTGTATTCCCTGTCAACGCTGTTCTTGCAGCAGCCAAAGAGATTGGTCGTCCACTGACGCTTGTAGATGCCTTCTTGTAATCCTCAACCAAACCTTCTAGTTTAGACTTGATTGACTCGTCTTGGTCTAGAGCGTAGGCATTAGATAAAAGACTGTACTTCTCTTTAATAATGTCCATCTGTTCTTGACCTTTTTCTTCGTCATAAACAGATAGGCTTTTAGTTGCCTTAGCCTTGTTAACTTCTTTTTGTCCTGTTTGAATCTTGGTTTCAAGATCTCTTACTTCTTTTACAAGTTTCTGATACTTGGCTCTGAACTCAGAGCGACGCTCTGCTGATTCATCAGGGTCAGTTGATATATCTAACGCAACTGCTCGGCTGCTTTTCTTTGTTTCAAGATTTCTCTTGTCACGAAGCAACTGCATACGAAGACGTTGTTCTAAATTCTTCTCGCTTGGCATTATCGTCCACCACCCAATGCGTTCATAAACGTCTCGTAAAAACCAAGAACCTTGTTGGCCTTGCCTTCATCTGTACCTGAAATCTGATCTACTAAATACTGTTGCTCATTAAGACCAGCCATAGTTGTTTGTGTCTGGTTAGCGCCTTTACCGTAGGTTGTTGTGCTTGCAGCTTTACCCTCAATGCTCTTAAGCATTGCTGTATACTTCTTGACTTCAGCAGCAGTAGCCTTGCGGCCCAAGGTATCCTTGATGATTGAATCAACTAACTGTTGTGCAGCCTCTGGCTTGTACCTAGTTACGCTAGTAACTGTAGTTGGGCTGCCATCTCCACCTGCGCCACCGAGTTCGATTGTTTCCTGTAGGAAAGCATCGCGTCCTATAGGGCGTACAGCACTGATAGATAGACGTGCTTCTTCTGCAGCAGTAAATGCCTTCTGCAAAGCAGGTGTGTACTTGTCAGTAATCTTACCCTTGTAGTATCCAGCTGCCTTAAGCAACTTAGAGTAACCAGTAATAAGTGCTGGGCTTTTAGCAACGACAGATAAGAACTCTGTGTAGTCAGAAGTAGTCTTAGATTGCTGCTCTTCGGGTGTACGTGGAGCAACTGTGGCTACACCGCTACTTGAACCTACTGGCAATTTAGTCTCCTAACAATCTACCAAAGAGCACGTTATATGCACTCTGTGTGTTCTCATTGAACTGTGAAAGTTCACGCATTTTGATAATGGTTTCTTCTTTATTCATATTGACCAAGAACTGGCTACCGCCAACTCCCTCAAACTGGTCCTTTGTGGCCTTGTATGAGTTGTAAAGGTTCATCATCTGACGTAACTTGTTAGCTACTTCAGGTGCTGCCTTGTATGCAGCCTTCTCGTCAAGCATCTTCTGCAAGTCGTTAAGTGCCTTCATACGCTCAATAGCCTTCTTGCCACCCTGTGCTAGTTCTTCCTGCACAAATGGACGACCAGCCTTAAATACTGTTGCCCAGTTCTGGAATTCTGCACGAAGTTGTGAACGCTCAAAATCTGTACCTACAGACTCAAGGTTTGCCTCGTATGCGTTCTTCTTCTCGTAGTAAGTCTGCATATCTGCTGCAGTCTGTACCTCACGCATAAAGTCAGATACTGTTTTGTTGGTACGAAGACCCATATCTGTCATAGTCTTGTATGCATCCCAAGAGTATCCAGCCTTGTGAGGAATCAGGAACGCTGCACCCTGTGGGTACTGCTTAAATAACTCTTCGTTGCCATCAACAAAGTCACCAGACTCCTTAGCGTAACGGAAGTATGCAACTGTTGAACGCTCTGATTCAGATACAGTAAACGGCATCTGATCTGGATAGCGCTTGACCCATTCGGTCATCGCTGTATCGTAATCGCCGTACTTATCTAATAGTCCGTACCAAGTCTGCTTGAATGATGCTTCACCATTATCGCGTACCCAGTCAGCCATCTCAGACTTGAGTTGTACCTGCGCTGTAGCAGGTGCAGTAAAGCCATAAACAACACGCATACCTAGGATACCTAGTGTGGTGTTCTTCAAACGGATGCGGTAATCCTCTAGTTCGGCTGCGCTGAATGGGATAGGAACATCATTCTCGTCGTACTTCTGTACAAGTCCGTGTCCACCTGCTTCAAGATATGTCATAGCCTTACGCATAGCTGATGCGTACTGACCATCACGCTCATCTTGATTCATTGCTGAGTAGATACGGTTAACGTGTGCTGGCAAGAATGCTGAAACCATTGGTTGGTCTTCTGCATACTTACCTAAAAGTGTAGTTGTCATACGATCTGCAGCACCTGGGCTGAAGATACCTACAAGGTTTGATGCAACCTTGATTGAGAAACCAGATAGCGGTCCTGCAAGTGTAGGAATTGCTGACTCTGGGTTCAGAGATGGTGTAATCATCTTGAGCTTTGCACCAAATTCCACAGGGAACGGAGTCTTAAACTCAGCAGGTACACCTAGCGCTTGCATTGCAGCCTGAACTGCCTTGTAAACGTACTGTGTACCAGGATAGATGAAGTATGGCTCACCCTGATCGTCTTGTTGTACCCAACCTGAGTGGGTTACACCCTCGTAGGTAAGGCTTGCCTTGACAATAGCCTCTGGGTTGTAACGCACAACGCGGTACATACGACGATAGAAGTCTTCAGTAGCACGATAGAAGCGTGCAAAGTTACGAATTGAGAAAGCCATCTGGCTTTGTACTGCAGGGTTATCAACGTAAGCCAATGTCTGCAAGCGTGCTCGGTCTTCTACGATCTCTGCTAGCTTAGTACGTGCATTAAACTCTGCCTTAGCAAGAGCATCTGGATCTGTGATGCCCTTCTTGTACGAAGCAATGAAAGCCTTTTCAAATCCGGACTCATCAAACTGCTTACGCATCTTAATCATCTCAGATAGAACCATAGGTTCACGTGATAGACGGGCGTTAGCCTCACCTAACCAGTCCCAACCCCACTCCATAATTGATGTGGTGTAGTTACCTGTATCAGTAACAGGTACTAACTGTGGTCCAACGATGTACTCTGGTACATCATCGATGTTCTTAGGTAGGTCATCAAGACCTAACTTACCAGTAATGCGGTAAGCACCTGTCTCTTCATCAAATGTGCGTACCTTAGATAGCAAGTCTTGATTGAGCTTGCCATCCTTCTTAACAAATAGTTGCTTTGCTGCATCATAGACACGCTTTGCGTGTTCCTCGTTGCTGATGCCACGCTCTCCCATACGAAATGCTGCAACCTGCTTAGCATTTGCTGGGTCATTAAGCCAAGCGGCAATCTTAGCAATTGCAACCTTTGCTTCAGTTGCATCATCAGAAAGGTTTGCTACTGCAATACGACCTAGTTTGTCGTTTGAGTAGTACCCAATACGCATTGCCCAAGCAACCTGAGTTGCTTCGTTAGCAAGAGGTGCCATAGTTGTATAGGCTTTAGCGCCCTTGGCACGTGCAAACTTACCTTTAGGAAGGTTGTAGCCTAGTTCTGCTGTACGAACATTGTTCTTACGTGCAAAGTTAACAGTACGTGTAAATGTATCAACACCAGTAAATGAGTTCTTGCCACCTTCGACAACATCCATAAGGGCGTTATCTAAGTCACCAAATAGAATCTGCTCTTGCAGGTATTTACGGTCATCGGCAGTGAACTTACCTAAACCTGTTCGCTCATAGAAGCGTGCGAGCTTGCCTTCATTCAAAGCCTCTGCAGTAATTTGGCGAATCTTAACAATATCGCCTTGCGCTGCTGCAATAGCCTGTGTGTAATGCTCTGCTTCTTTGCCATTAACAAAACGAATAACTCCACCTAGTGGATCTTGTGCTGCTGCGCCAAGTTTTGTTAGACCTTCTTCAACTTGACGTGCTGTACGCAAACGAGTTGATAGACCACGTGCCTTGAGTAAACCAAATGGTGACTCACCAATAGCAAGGTGGACCATAAGGTCCTCTGTTGCGTTACGGATTGCGTAACGTGGACCAGCAAGAGTGAGGAATGACCAACCTGTAGTCATCTTCTCTACCCAGTTAGAGTGTGCAAGACCTGCAATGTTCTGGATAAGACCAGAACGTGCTGCCGCACGGTCAATATCACGGACACTAAGAGTAGTTACATAGTCTGACAAGTCAGAAAGGATAAGACCTACCTGCTCACCATCTGGCAATGCAGCTGGGTTGTACCCAGAACGTGGATCTGTAGCAGCAAACTCACGCTTAGGGCTAGAGTTTAACTGATCGCTTAGGACTTTGCCTTCTTTGGTTACATTCAACCCGCGAATGTCAGCGATAGTTGATTGCAAACCGTAAAAGATTTCTTTCTTGCGTCCTACTTCAGCATTATCAAATGCTTGTGCGATAAGACGTGACTCATTCTTTGGAAGAACCAAGCGTGCATATCGGTATACCATTGATGCACCGTCTTTAGATGTAACATCAAAGAGATCATCTTCAAACATAGGTACTTGTGTGAACTTAGCCTTGAAACGGTCAATGCGATACTGAACCTGCGCCATAGAAAAGCGTGCTGTTCCTTTAGCATTGCGATTAGCCTTGGCTGTATTGACGATAGTTTCCTGACCATCGATAACTGCCTTAGCGATACCGTCATCAGTTGATGCTCCACCGAAGTAAAGATCATCAACAAAGCGAGGACCAATCTTATCTAGGTTAAATACTTTGTTGGCTGTGGTTACAGTTGTAACACGAGCCTTGCGAGCTGCATCTAGACGTGGAATCATCACACGCTTGCGACCAATCTGGCCCTTCATCATCTCTTCTAGTTGCTTGGCGTTCTCAAAGAAAGCCTTAGCACTGAGTGCATCTGTAATAGGCACAGCATCATCGGCTGTGCTAATGAAAGACTTGATTACTGGATCACCAAATTCAGGTGCCAGTGTTGTTAGGCGCTGCTTGATAGCAACTGCTTCTTTAGTAGCACCTTCGTCAATAGCCTTCTTGAATGCCTTAAGGTCTGCACCGTATGTGTTCCAGAAGTTCTGAACCTGTGGACGTGCAAATACTTCATCAACCTTGTTACCACCAACGACAACATCTACTGAATATCGAGAGATATCTACAAGACGCTTTGCTTTACCAGCAACGATAAGTGGATCTGCAAGAACTCGGTATGCGGCATCAAAGGCACCAGAGACTGCACGATAGAAAAAGCCTGAACCTTCTACAGATTCTGGTGTAATCAGGTTTGCAATTTGACGACCAGGTGAGTACTTAGCAGCTTGTGCTGCATCTAGTGCATCCTGAAATAAATCATCTTTGTTCTGTGCAGCAAGTGCTGCAATTTGACGTTCTGACTCTGTACCAGATGACGCGATAGCGCTTAACTTCTCACCAGCTGCAACTCGCATCGCAACATTAACGCGATCTGTACCAAACTTTGCGCGAGCATTGTCAATACGACCTGGATTAAATACCTTGTCGCCCTTATCGTTTGCTTCAGTCCAAGCAAATCCAAGTTCACCACGTTCTGCGATAGGAATAACTGCAGCACGGTAGGCACGAGTTGTAAGATCTGATACTTCGCTAAGACCTGCTAATACCGCACCGCCTGTATAGTGCCAAGCAGTACCTAACCAGCCACGCTGTGGCTTAGTTACTGGGTCTTCTTCGCCAGCTACACGCTTAAGAGCAGCCTGCTGTTGAGGAGTCTTTGATGCATAAGCCTGTTGTGCAGTCTTTTGTGGCAGGTTTGAAAGTTCACGGTGTACAGATAGCGTCTTATTTAACGCTTCCATTTCCTTTTGCTCTGCAGGTGTTAATCCTGCTGCAGCAGCGGCAGCCTTAAAGTCAGCCAATTAGTCACCTCGCGCAACAGCCTGCTGATACAAGATGGCAATAGAACCATCTGTGTCATATGGCAACATCTTTGCTAGTGTGTCTGAAGTCTTAGTAATTGATTTCTTCATCATCAACGTTTCTGATCCAAGGCCTGGACCACGGTCAATGCCTGTGGTGATTGGCTCTTCTGGACGTTGTGATGGTGCAAATAATGGAGTTACTGGAGCAGGTGCTGGAACTGATGGAGCAGATGATGCTGTTGCACTTGGTGTTGTCGCAAGTGGTGCTCCTGATTTAATAGCTGCAGTCTCGACACCTTCGCCGTAGTAGGCTGAAGGTAGGTCTGTGCGCTTTGAAAATTTACCAGGACCTGAAGCACCGGCAAGTGGACCTCTAGCCATCTGTTTCCTCCTGTAATTGTTCTAAGTCTTGGGACATATTTTCCCAAGCCTGCATTGTCTTTGTCTTTTGATTAGCGTGATAGATAGAAATTTCTAATATCTCTTCTGTAAACGAATGAAATGATGAGGCTATGTTGTGTACCAAGCCTGCAAAGATCACTCCAAAGTCAGAGCGACGTACTGGACGAGGTATAAAATCTTCTTCTTTTCTCATCCAGCACGCCTCTCATTTGAATTATTACTTACCCTTACGTACTTTAACTGCAGTGCCCTTACGAGCTGCTGCGACCATACCAAAGAATACCTTGCCTGGACCTGCTGGCTTTGAAGTATCCTTCTTGCCCTCTACAGTCTTAGCCATAGGAGCCTTTGCGAATGTTCCTTTTTTCATTTTTACACCTCCTCCTATGCTGCGCCTGTGATGGATGCAAGTAAACCTGCAATGTCGGGACGTTGATTTGGACCAGCAGCAGGGGCCATTCCGCCTTGTTCTTGTGGAGGTTGCTGCGAGGCAGGGGCGGGGGCCGCACCTGCTGCTGGAATCATTTGTTCTGCACCTGGCATTGGTGCTGGTTGTGGTTCTGGAGTAAAGACCTTTTCAATAACTGACTCTAGTGAGAGTCCCTTTTGTCGTCCTTGAATAACTCCTGCGATACGGCTGACAATCTGCGTTGGATCTTGACCTTGCGCTGCCAGAGCCGGAATCGCCTGAGCATACTGAGCCACAGCAAGGCGCAAAGAGTCGCGCATTTCTTCAATGTCAACACGTTGCTCCTCTTGGGTAACATTAAGTTCCATAGGAATCTCACGACGTACATAGTCACGTGATACGAGCTTGTCAGAGCGCATCTGTAGTAATGCGATGATGGCACGGTTAGGATCCATACCTGACATAATTCCGTAACGTACATCTACGCCGTACTCACCCTTGATGTCACGTGATGGGATGTACTTCATTGAGTATGGAGTACCGTCATCTACGCCGCTAATCTCCTTGGTCATTCCACCAAAGATCTTCTCGTCAATCTCAAAGCAAAGAGATACTAGGTCTGTAAACAAGCGAGCAAACTGTGCCTGTGCTGCACGGATCTGTGTATCAAAGCCTGCTTGTAGGGCTTGTACGCCACGTCCTGTAATAACTGATGCGCTGATATCACCTGAACGAGTCTCAGGGTAGCGAGCACCCATACGAAGTTCACGCTCAAGAACTCCTGACTCAGTAAATACTCCAGGTGGAAGTTCTAGTGGTACACGACGGATACCTTGTGGGTTAGCAGAACGCATAATTGAATCTGGTCCAAGGGCCAACTCCTGCACATCTTGTGGGATAGCAATAGGTGCTTGGATAGATTTCTCTGCTGCTTGGATCTGCAACACTGCAAAGCGAGCACGTGCGAGCTGAACTGATAGAACATCATCAAACTGACCACGTGCTTCACCATCTAGGGATGAGCGCATAGCAACTGATGCTAAACACTTACCTGTTGGGTTAGGAACATTGGCAAGGATGAGGTTATCGCGCTCTGGGATAAAGATTAAGTCCTGGTCTTTGTCGTGGTAACGGACAACAGATAGGTTTGTTGAGTTCTTTAGGTATGAGTTACGTGGCAGGATCTGTGGTGCAAACTCTGGGTACTGTGCTGCTAAGGATTCAGAGTCCATTACAACTACCTGAGCCAGTGAAACTGTGCGACCAAAGCGGTCTAGCTCAGGATACACACCCCACGGATTGAGCAAACGGATACGTGGAGAGTTAGTCTCGTAATCCATCTCAACAATTGCTGGCAACATACCGTAAGTGTTAAACCAGTCAGCACCTTGGTACATCTGAATCTGTAGATCAGATGCTGTGACAAAGTAATTGGCAATGCGGGTACGGGTATCTGCAGCTTTACGCTGTGCATCTGAAACCATATTGACAGCAGCGCAGTTAAAGGATGGCAGTGGTGCCATTACCTCTGCTAAGTCTCGTGCTGCAACGTCAACAAAGTTAGCCACGAGAGGCTTTGGATACTCCTCTGAGAACATAGAAGGGTAAACCTTGCTGATGTCTCCTTGGCGTACCGAAAGCACGTCACGCATACGTTGATCGCGCCCTGCGTATTTGGTCT